CGCTCGGTGCGGTAGGCCGCTGCGAGGGTGCGGGCGTAGCGGTCGAGGTAGTTGGGGCGACGGCCCCGAAGTGCGTCTGCCATTACGCCCCCAAGGTGAAGCCGGGGGAGATGCCGGCCTCGCGGTAGAAGTTAAAGAGCGCCTCTTGGTTCTGCGCCCGCGCTGCTGCCTCGGCCTCCTGCAGCTTGACTTGCTGCTGCATCTGGGCGGTGCTCTGTGCAACCTGCGCACCCCCTGCGAGGCCGAGGCTCACGGCCTGCGCGATGCCTGCCCGGCGCTGCGCTTCGGCTGCCTTCTGCTGGGCAATCTGCGAGTCGATGCGCGCCTGCTCGCGTGCCCGCTCGGCCTCGTCGGCCTGCTGCATGAGCACATTCTGCTGCTGTCGAATCTGTCGCTCGGCCTGCGCCTCTGCCTGCTCGGCGAGGAACACCTCACGCCCCGAGACACCGCCCGAGAGGCCTCGGGCTGCTGCCTGCTGCAGCGCCTGCGCCTCGAGCTCCCGCTGCGCCCCTGCCTGCTCGGCAAGGAAGCGCTGCTCCATGACGCCCCGCTCGCGCTCGGTGAGGCCGAGCTCGCCCCGGCGCCGACGCTCAAGCAGCTCGTCGAGCTCGCGCTGCTCGTCTTCGGTGAGCCGCATCGCCTTGCCCGCCTGGGCGGTGCCGATGCCCTGCGCAACGCCGCCCGCTGCGGCTGCGGTGCCTGCGATGATTGCAAGGGTAAGAGGGTCTGCCATGGCGTCCTCAGAGGTAGAAGGCTTCGATTGCGATGCCCCAATTGACCACACCCGCGCGACCGGCGAGGGAGTGGACTGCGAGGCCGAAGGAGTGCGTGCCGAGAGCGCGCTCGCGCACGACGGTACCCTGCCGGGAGCCATAGCCGCCCGTCACGGTGAACGGGGCCGAAGCGCCGATGGGGCTGGTGCCCTTGATGCTGCCCGAGGCCTGCGAGCCGTTGCGAATCTCCTGCGCCTGGTGCGAGAAGAAGCTCGAGCCGGTGCCGCTCAAGGCGTCCTCGAGGTCGCCGATGTAGGGGATGACATGCACCCGGCGCTCGGCTGCGCTCACCTGATACGAGGCGGTCGACACGTCGGGGCCGACCTCGACCTCAAACCAGTAGTGAAACAAGCAGTAAGCCGTGCGCCGCAGCTCGAGGGTGAAGGCGGCCTGCGGGAGGTGGTGCACCGCGACGTTGCCCGGGCGGCCCTGCCCCGAGAGGTACTTCGTGGCGAAGGTGAGCCGAATCTCGGCACCGCCTGCCCACTGCCCGCCCTGGTAGCCGGTGACGCCGTGCTGTAGGCCGGTGACCGGGCTCTGCTCGGGCGGCTGTACGTGTTGCGTGTCGAGCACCTTGGCGGCCTCGAGGTCACCGGTGACGATGCCTTGATGCAGGTACACGCGCAGGGCCTCGAAGTTGCCCTCGAGGTCGCTGCTCGTGAGCGTCGTGCCGTCGGCGAACGTGTTGGGAGGCGAGTAGCTCATGGCCTACTTCGTCCGCATGAGGAGGGCTTGAAGCGCGCCGCCATTGTAGTCGAGGCGGGCGTTTGCGGCTGCGTCGTCGGCACGGATGAGATAGTTGTCGGTGCCGTCGGTGTATGCCCCGAAAGGGCCAGAGAAGACGACGCGCAGCCCGTAGACCGTCGTGCCCGCCCCGGGCTCGAGGTAGTGCCAGGCACCGTCTGCGGCTGTCCACCCGACGACCGCTTCGCGCTTGTTCGGGGTGCTGTTTGTGGCTTCGCCGTCCTCGGGCGAGATCCACGTCTCGTGCACCGTCGGCACGATGCTCGTGCTCTGGCAGTCGTCGAGCTGGTTTCCGCCCCGGGTCGAGACCACGACCGTATTGAAGGTGCCCTGCCCGGGGACGTTGGCGAAGTTGGTGAGGGCGTTGCTCGTGATGTCCCACTGCAGCCAGAACGCCCAGCACCCGAAGGCGTTTGACACCTCGACGTTGCTGCCGCTGGTGTCTTGGAATGTGTACTTGAGGTAAGCGTCGGCGAGCCAAGGCTGCGAGGTCTCCCACCGAGGCCGAACCGAGAGGTCCCAGTAGACGCGCAGCACCTCGCCAGGCGACACGGTGACGCCGCCCGAGCCGAAGGAGAGCACGGTATCGGTGCTGCTCGCGTTCTGGGTGACGTAGGGCGAAGCGCCCGTGCTCTGCCCGGTCACCGTGTTCGTGCTGGTGTGGGTCCAGTCGTTGTTGCCGATAATGGCCGAGAACTGCTCCGGGGCAAGGAACCGGGCGTTCGTGAAATGCGCCAGGTCGAGGGCACCGTCGCGCAGGTTGAAGCCGTTTAGGTCGGTCTGCGTGTAGTCGTCGAAGCGGTCGTTGAGGCTGGCGGCGTTGAGGGTGTCGCCGTCGACGATGCGGCCCCGTGTGATGCGGCTCATCGGTGCCTCCCGACAATGAGGTAGCGGTTGTTCCACACATGGCAGTAGGGCGTGTTGTCCCCGCTGTCGGTGTCGGCGCAATCCTGCGAAGCGGGCGTGCTCTTGAACTGCAGGGCAATCTCGAGCGTGCCCTGCGGGAAGAGCTGCGAGGCCATGAGCCGGCTGGTCTGGTGACCGTAGCCGCCCCGACGCTCGGCGATGTTGACGCCGTTGACGAGGATGCGGAGGCGCACGGTGTTCGGGCTACCGGGCAGGCCGTCATTCAAGCCGAAGGCGAAAATGTTGTGCGCGTAGACGTTGCACGACCACTCGATAAAGAGCTGCCCGCCAGCGAAGTCAATCTCGAAGGGCGTGGAGACGTTGCGCCAGCCGCCCGTCTGCACCTGCAGGGTCTCGCTAATCCACCCGACGGTGCCCACGTCGGCGTCTCGGGCTGCGTCCTGCTCGCCGGGTGAGCTTCCGCCCGAGGGGTAGAGCTTCTCGGCGTAGACGCGATGCAGGGCGTAGTCCTTGAGCCGGGTGTCGTCGACGCTGTTTGCGGGGAGCTGGGTGCGGTCGAGCGAGGTGATGGCGCTCTGTTGTGCGCGCAGCTCGGTGTTGACGAGCTCGGGCGAGACGGTGAGGCCGGTGGTCGCCTCGCGCTGCGTCCACTTCTTGGTCATACCCGCACCCCTGCGACGACCCGCGTGCCCTTCGAAGTGTACTCGTACTCGTACCCAACGAGCACAAGGTCGTCGGTCGTCTCAATCTCGAAGCAGAACCAGGCGGCCGACTGGTGGGCAACCGAGAAGCGCAGGGGCACAAGGCGCTCGTCTCGATACGCACCCTTCCCGAGCTCGGCAGAGTCGAGCACGAGCATCTCGGCCGCGTCGGGCGGCTGCGCGCGGTACGTCGCTTCCTTGGTCGCGGTCAAGCTGAAGTCCTTGTAGTGCCGAATCTGGACCTCGGGCTGCCCCGTGGTGAGCATCCACAGGGTCACATAGCTCACCTGCTTCTGCTGCTGCGGGTCTCCGAAGGCGTGCCAGGCGCTGCGGTAGACGCTCGTCGGCGGGTCGTTGTCCACAAGTGCACCCCCGCTCCTCGTCGCCCCGAGGGCACGCTTGCCCGACATGACGAAGACGCCTCGCTCGGTGTCCGCGTCGCCGCTCTCGTCGCCGACGTTGTGCCCGAAGAGCACCGTGCCGTCGTGCAGGGTTGCCAGCGCACCGACGGGGAACCCCTCGCGGCTTGTCCAGGGGCTCAAGGTCTCGATGACGGCGAGCCGGTCGAGGTGCAGCACCAAGCCGAGGTTGGGCCGGTCGTTGCCGTCGACGGGTACGTGGAGCTGGTACTCGCGCTCTTTGCTCGAGTACACCGCGACGGCCCTGGGGTGCAGGTCGGGGGTGATGCGCTCGATGAGCCCGTCGAGGGTCACCGTGAGGTTGATGAGGTCGGAGGTCGCCCCGCCCTCGAAGCCGCCGGTGAGTGCGTAGACACCGTCGCGGGCAAGGAACACGACGCCCAGGCCGGGCACCGTGGCGATGCTGTGCGGAGCCCTGCAGGTCACCGAGTCGGAGATGGTCGAGACGGTGAAGCCGCCCCCCTCGTTGCGCCGCACGACGTCGATGCTCTCCTCGCGGAAGACGAGCAGGTCGTTGTAATGGGGGAACAGGGCGGTGATGCCCCCGCCCCTCGAGGCGAGCTCGATGAAGTTGGTATCGGGGAACTGCTCGATAAGCCCGGCGGTCGAGAAGAAGAGCGTGCGCGGCTCTGCGACGCCCCCGTCGAGGAACATGCAGCCCGCGAAGAGCGCCGAGAAGCGGGCAGCGGGTGCAGGCAACGGCAGGGTGAGCCGCTCGGGCGCAGGGTTGCCGAGGTTCGCGGTGCGCACGGCGTCGAAGAAGATGGTGTCGACGTTGTTGCGGATAATGTCGATGAGGTAGAGCGCGGTGTCCTCGGGGTTCTTTGCGTCCCCCGAGTAATTGGCGGTGCGGTAGAGCTTGCGCGCAACCACGCCCTGCGGCCCTGTAGGCAGGTTGACGGCGACCCCGTTGCGGAACCCTTCGGCACTGCCCGGCCGCTCCCACGA